TAACAACACCGTCTTCAACCACGGTTACAAACAGGTTGAAAGAAAGGAGAAGTATATTGTAGACGACCAGTTAGATGGGTCAATTACAATATACCAGGAGAAAATCAAAAATGAAACAATTTGTATTGAAAAAAAGTGGGAATGAATTCGATGATGAGTCGAAAAAATATGAAAGAATGAATGACAAACTAAATGAGCTTTATGAAAAGCTACAAGGTGATGTATCAAAAGAAGAAGGCAATGCAATTATAGAAGAATTCCAGAATCTAATTAAGAATTGCGGAGCAGCATTTGAATTGAGAGTGATTCCTGGATTCGATAGTCCGGTTGTAACTGGTGAATCCAAAGCCGGTGCTTTAATCTTTGGAATTACCACAAATATGAAGCCTGATCTAATCACTGAATGTTTCAAAGCGTGTACGCAGGCTTTTTCCAAAGAGCTTGAAAGACAAATCAACATGAACAAAGTCGATCATCAGATTCATTAATCAGGAGGAAATATCAATATGGAAAGTAAATGTTATTACGAAAAGTTAGATCTAAGTGAAGACGAATCTCAAAAGAGAAATTGCGAGATTCATGAAATCATAAATAGGTTCAAAACATTGGAGTCAGACATGGCCAATACTACGAATATCTTAGAAAAAGTTCGTTTAAATACGGAGTTTATAAAATATTTGGAATCTTTAGGTCCGGCATATGAATTATCGGTATCGGCCACACAAAATATTGATGCCCAGGCAAATCCAAGTGTTGTTGCACTAGGACTTGTAAATGGATTGACCGCAGATCAATTAGGTAAGTGCTTTGAAAACGCTGTAAATGCATTCAACACTACTCTAGAAAATGAATTCAGAGCTTATCAGGCTTTCAATAAATTAAAAGGTGAACACAATGTCAATTAGAGCTAGAAAATACAACGTAGAACTTCATGAATATGAAGACATTCTTCTTCCTGATGAATGCAGATTATATGAAGAAGACATGGAAAAGATGGTGCCATGCGCACAGTGTGGCAGATTACACAAATATGGTGAGATGTACACATCGAGAGAAGTACATACTGCATATGGATTTGGATTTGCGGTCTGTAGAGAATGCTACGATGATGAAATGGACAGATTTCTAGCGGAGCATCCACCATTCAAGGAGGAATAGCGATGCCATTCTTTAAGGATATTGATGACTGGAGAGAATGGAACGACAATCGTTACATTGATGATCCAGGTGAACCAGAAGAAGAAAAAGAGGATGAATCAAATGAAGATGAATAAAGTAATCAAACGTAAGTTACCAGCTACTCATGAAGAGTGGCTGGACAATCGTCTAAAGGGAATCGGTGGTTCTGATGCCGGTTCCGTTCTAGGTATGAATAAATACAAATCAGCGTATGCATTGTGGTGTGAAAAGACTGGCCGAATCCATAAGAACATCGACAATGAGCGTATGCGATTTGGTCGAGATGCGGAAGCCTATGTGGCCAAACGTTGGGAAGAAGAAACCGGTAAGAAATGCAGAAAGAGTGGATTTTCATTTCAATCTGTAGATCATCCATTCATGTTGGCTAACGTTGACAGATTGGTTGTTGGAGAGGATGCAGGTCTAGAAATCAAGACCACGTCTGAATACAACAAAGATATGTATCAGAAAGGAAACATTCCACCTCAGTATTATGCACAGTGTATGCATTATATGGCTGTTACGGGTCTTTCTAAGTGGTATATAGCTATTTATATTCCTGGAGTTGACTTGTACTGCTATGAAGTCCTTAGAAGCGATGATGAAGTCAATGCACTGATTGAGCAGGAGAAAGAGTTCTGGAACTGTGTTGAGAAGGACATTGAACCGCCAATCGATGGTTCAGATTCAACTGCACAAGCAATCAGTGAACTTCATCCAGTAGAAAATGATGAAGACAACATTGTGGATCTAACTCCATTGCAGACGGAACTGGATGCATTGAAGCTTGTCAAAGATAAAATCAAGGAGCTCCAGGAGATTCAGAAAAAGCATGAGAATGAAGTAAAGAACTACTTAGGTGATTCAGGTATCGGAACATCTGACAAGTTCAAAGTGACATGGAAAACATCGGTATCAAATACATTCGATACTAAAGAATTCAGAGAAGATGAACCTGAACTTTATGATCAATACTTAACACAGAAGAAAATGAGAAGATTTTTAGTCAAAGAACAGTAGGAGGATAAATACATATGACAACAACAAATCAACAAGGAATGATTGCGAAGACGCAGTCGAATAAAGTGGCAAAAAAACAATCAGCTACAATCAAGGAATATATTTCTGTGATGTCAGGAGAAATCGCAAAAGCATTGCCTAGTGTAATTACACCAGAACGATTTACACGTATCGCATTATCTGCAGTATCTAATAATGATAAATTGGCAGCATGTACTCCACAGTCATTCTTGGCTGCAATGATGAATGCAGCACAACTAGGGCTGGAACCAAACACTCCGTTAGGACAAGCCTATTTGATTCCGTATGGCGGAGCTTGTCAGTTCCAGATTGGCTACAAGGGATTGATTGACCTGGCATATCGTTCAGGTGAAGTCAAGATGATTGATGCTCAAGTTGTTTATGAAAATGATGAGTTTGAGTATGAACTAGGAATGGATCCAGTGCTTAAACATAAACCTGCAAGAACAAATCGAGGTAAGCCAATCTATTATTATGCAACATTCAAATTAGTGAATGGTGGCCAAGGATTCCAGGTCATGTCGTATGAAGATGTTCTTGATCATGCGAAAAAATATTCAAAATCATTTTCGAGTGGACCATGGAAAACAAACTTTGATGAAATGGCCAAGAAAACAGTTTTAAAGAAATTGCTAAAATATGCTCCTTTGAAAACTGAATTCGTTAAGCAAGTGAATACAGATGAATCAATCAAGACAACGATTGAAAAAGATATGGCAGATGTTCCAAATGAATTCTTCGATGCAGAATATCAGGAACAACCTGGTGAAAATCCAGTGACCGGAGAAATCAAAGAATAATGCATTATCAGTTTGTAGTACCAGGAGAACCGGGGTCCAAAGGAAGACCTCGATTCTCTAATCGTGGTAAGTATGTAAGTGTGCATACACCACCTAAAACAGTTGAATATGAGAATCTAGTACGATTAAGCTTCATGGAACAGTGTGGCACTCCAAGCATGCTGGAAGGGTCCCTGGAAGTGAAGATTTTCGCGTATTTCTCACCACCTAAGAATGTATCAAAAGTGAAACTAAATAAGATGCTCGCAAATGAAATCCAACCACAAAAGAAGCCAGATTCCGACAACATTGCAAAAGTTGTACTGGACTCTTTAAATAAAGTGGCTTTCGAAGATGATAAGCAAGTATCAGACCTGCATGTCTTCAAGAGATATGCACAGAAACCAAGCGTAATGGTAGTTATAAATGAAATAGAACCAAAAGAAGAATAGAAAGGATTGCATATGTCGGAAATCAAGGATAATAGCAAAGTTTATTATTGGATCAAGTTGAAGACTGATTTTTTCGAAAGTGACGCAATCGATTTTCTTTTATCCCAGGAAGACGGATGTAAATACGTAACTCTATACATAAAATTGTGCACCATGACATCAAATACAGATGGTGTTTTAGCCTCAAAAGTAGGCGACATGATGATTCCATACACTGTCGATAAAATTGCACGTGACACAAAGTTTTTTTCCGCAGACACAGTCAGAGCGGCCCTTGAATTATTCCAGAATTTAAGACTGATTGTAGTGTCTGAGAACAATGTGATGAAGATTGCAAATTATGAATCGATGATTGGATCGGAAACCGGATGGGCACAAAAAAAGCGATTGTATCGTGAAAATAAGAAGAAAAATCCGTCTGAAAAAAGCTCAAAAAAAGGCTCAAAAAGCACTCGAAAAACGAGCTCAAAAACAGAGAAAAAATCGAAGGACAAAGTAGAGGACATTGTCTCGGACAAAAAAAGGACATTGTCCGATAAGAGATTAGAGTCTAGAGTCAAGAGTCTAGAGTCTAGAAATAAGTCAGTCAGTAGTCAGAAGTTAGATAGTGTGGCTGCGTCAAAAAGTGCAACAAACGAAAATGTGCAGACTGACTGGACTGACTGTTTTGTTAAACCGTCCATTTCAGAAATCGTGGACTACATCCAGGAACACAACTTGAACGTAGATGCCAAAAAGTTTTGGAAACACTACGAATCCACCGGATGGAAGACAGGCAATGACCCTATCAGGGACTGGAAAGGACTTTTGAAGAAGTGGAGCAAAGCGGAACGTGAAGAAGACAATCCAGGAACCGGAGCAATCCAACTGGATGAGAAATTCTACGCTAAACCAGTCCAGATGTCAGAAGAGCAACTGCAAAGCGAATTAGCGCAGCTGCAGGAAAAAATCAAAAATGGAGAACTGTGAAAATGAAAACTAAAAAACAAACCGAAAAACAAGAACTCAAATACGCTCCTGGCGATAAAGTCGTTTATCACTGTGCAGGAACAGACCGATCAGGAACCATCATGTACGTTGACGATACGGACAAAGTAGCACCATACCGAATCGGTGGCATGAATATTCGTGAATCGGATATCGTGGAAAAGGTCATGAAGAAACGTGGCAGACCGCCCAAAAAGCAAGTGGAAGCTAAAGTCGAAGTTGTGGCCAAAGAGGAGGTTGTAGTCAATGCTGAACCTAAGCAGAAACCAGAAGAAACTCAGGTGGTTGAATCCATCCAGGAAGAAGAACCACTTCAGCAACCATCGTCAAACCAGGTTCACGAAGAAGAAACGGAAGTTGAGCCAACGCTTGTTGAGAAATACCAAGCTTTCAAGAGCACGATCAACATGGCGGAATTCAACGACCTGGTCGACTTGGTTACTGCAGACACGAAAAAGATGCGTCAGATGATGGCCGAATCTATGCAGGCAATCGCGAATGATTGCGGATTGAAAGCGTGAGCCTATGCAGGATATCAACAGAGTGGTTCTGATTGGCCGATTGACACGTGATCCAGAGCTCAGAAAGACGCAAAATGGAACAAGCGTGTGTTCATTTACCTTGGCAGTCAATCGAAGACAGAATCAGGACGGAACACAAGATGCCGACTTCATCAACTGCGTTGCATGGAACAAATTGGCCGACAACATCCAACTGTACCAGAAGAAAGGCAATCAGCTAGGCATTGAAGGCCGAATCAATACACGCTCATACGACAACCAGCAAGGGCAAAAAGTCTATGTCACAGAAGTCATCGCAGAGAACGTGCAGTTTTTGACACCTAGAAATGATTTTAACGAGCAAAACACTCTAGGAGTTACAAATACCTATGGCGCTCAAAATTACGCTCAGAATCAATCGTATGGAGCTCAGACAAGGAATCACAATCAATCGAATGTGCAGTATGCGCAAAGCTTGACTCAACAAGCCGAAGTTGATGCGCTTGAGATTGCACCGGATGATTTGCCTTTCTGATGAAGAATGGCGAAGTTTTAAAGGAGAAAAGACAACAAGGAGGAAAAGTAATGAAAGACTCAGAACTACGCATGATTGAGACAATGCTAAAGAAACAAGATGAGCTGAATTCGGCCATCATGAAAGAGTTTGGTTTGACTACAATTTCAAAGGAACAAATCGACATGGCCACACTCGATGAGATTGGTGAATTCACTCATGAACTCAAAGGTGACTGGTGCTGGTGGAAGAAAAGCCAGGAACAAGTAGATAGAAGCAAAGTCCTGGAAGAGTTGGCAGATGTTTTCCACTTTGTCTTGATCTACGAATTGTTTTATGGAAAAAGAACCTATTTGTTGGATGATCTCGGGTACGATTTAGAAAGTCCTCGTGACTATATGCCTATGGTACAAATGGATATCGGCCTTGGAATAGCAACTGCATTGACACGCATTATTGATCTTGCAGATAGTCGATTGATGTATCTATTGGCACTAAGTGAGCATTTAGGATTTTGCCTGGAAGAAATCTATGCAGCTTAGAAGAAATCTATGCAGCTTATATGAGAAAGAATGCGATTAACATGGAAAGATTGAAAGAGGGATACTAATGGATATTGAGCTTATAGTCGAGATTGTAATGCTTTTTGGAGTTTATATTGTGGCTGGGATGATAATTTCATATATCGTAAATGATATCAGTTATCTAGCATATGATTATTTTTGGTTAGTAACAATCCTTTATCCGATTATACTTCCAATTTTGCTTTATTTTGAGCTAAAAAGATTTGTGAAAGAATTAAGAAAAAATATAAAGGAGTAAGTTATGTGGATTAGGAGCCAAAGTAGAAAAGCGCTGTTAAATGTAAATCAAGTAGTAATTATCCCCTCTGTAGATAAAAGAATGTATTTCATATGCAATTCTTTAGAAAAAGAAAGTGTCACGCTAGGCGTTTATTTAACTGAAGAAAAAGCGTTGAAGGTTCTAGATAGAATTGAAGAACTTATTGAGAATCAGTGCGGATTAACATTCTATATGCCTGCAGATGAGGAAGTTAAAGCATGACAAAAAAAGATTTAGAAGATCATATAGAAAAGCATTTAGATGAAAAGGAGAAATAAAAATGGGAATTTTAGGAATACTTACAATTGTTTTTATTGTTTTGAAATTAATTAATGTAATCACATGGTCTTGGTGGTTGGTATTACTTCCAGGAATCATTGAAATTGTACTTATCATTATTACTATTATTGCTGGCATACTGGAATGCAAAAAATAGGAGAGAAAGAAAATGAATGAATATCAATATGCGTTTGATAAGCTGTCAAAACTGACTTCACCTGATACTGAACAATGTGAAGAATTAGAAGTGCGTGGAGCAGACTATTATCACGAGTTACTTGATACTTTATACGATCTGGTCGAAAAAGAAACGGCAACAACACCTGATATTGAAGGTGATGGATATTACAAAGGAGAACTTGTGTATGATACATGGATTTGTCCTCGGTGTGGCACTAGATATGAAATCGATTATGACGAATATGAGTATTGTCCGAAGTGTGGCCAACACATTGATTTAGATAGTTTAGAACAAGAATGTGAGGATGCAGAGGATGAAGAATAAAGGGTTATATTACCGTGACAGAGCATATCAACTAGTTGATGAAGGTGCTTACGAAGGATTTGAGGAGACGAAGTAAATGAGTGGTGGAAGTTATAACTATATGTATTGCAGAGTTGAAGATGAATATGTTGATAGAATGTATGATTCTCAACTAAACTCAATGATGAAAGATTTGTGTGAATTGCTACACGATTTAGAATGGTGGCAATCGTGTGATTATAGTGAAAAAACTTACCGAGAATCTGTTGTTAATTTCAAAAAGAAGTGGTTCAAGCAAACGAAGATTGATGTGCAAAAACATATCGAATCAGAGTTTGAAAGAACAAAGGATGAGCTATTAAAAGAGTTTGAGTATTTGAAGGATGTGAAATGATGAAAGTTTTTTTAGTCGAAAACATAAATGACATTCATGATGAATTTGTAAGAGAAGCATGTGCTCGTTTAGATAGAAAGATATGGGATCTGATAGGGTTTAGTACCAGATTTATTTCTATGGAATCATGCTTAGAACAAATTACGAATTACATCGTCAAATTAGAACGTGAAAATTGTGGCTTAAAAGAATACAAAAAGCACCAGGAAAGAGCGAACGAAAGAAGATATCGTAGTGGGGAAGAGTCTTGGCACAGAGGGTCAGTTGTCGCAAAGAAGAAGTAGGTGGACAAAATGAACAAATTAAAAGTAAATCAAATGTTGAATGATTTGAAGTCAGCAAATTATTGCTGCCATCGAATTATTGAATTAAACGAAGAACTAGAAGTTCTGAATCATAAAATGTTAGGGCTAAGCCATAATTCAATTAGGTTGACAAAGGAGCAGGAGAAATCCAGTGCTCCAATGCCAACCTTTCATGGCTGTTATACAAGTCCTTTAGGAATGATGGAGGAAGAATCTCAAAAGGTGGCAGAAATCAACTATTATCGTAGACGTTTGAATGAATGCAAAGCAATAGAACTTCTATCTTTGCGCGATCAGAATATTTTGTTTGATCTATACTTTTGGAATATGAATGCATGGGATGTTGCAGAAAAATATGGTTATACAAAGAACGGAATGTACAAACATATCCGCAGAGAAATTGGTAAATTAGTTTAATTGACGTTGATAATGTTCATATAGGTATTAGTGTTTAAAAGAAGAGGTGGTACAATAATGTTGATTAAAAGAGGGTATGTCATGAAAAAAGAAACACTTACATTAAGGTTTAAAGGCGAAAATGACATTGATATAGAAACATTATCTAAGTCGCTAGACTGTGTTGTTGCGGTTTTAGGTAAAATTGCTGATTCGTCAATAAGCGAAAATGATTTTTGTAAATTTAAAGTAAAGAATATCGAAAAAGGTAGCTTTATGATAACGATAGAGCAGATTGTTGAAATGGCCGCTGTATTATTTCCATTGATGCCACCTATCCTAGAATCGTTTAATAGTATTGTTGAACTGAAGAAAAATCTTGGTGGACAAATGCCTGCAGAAGTAATTCATGAAGGGAATAATACTATAGTCAAGTCTTGTGTTGGTAATGTAACCTATATTGATAACAGAACATATAATCTTTACACAAGAGATTCCTCAATAGAAAAGTGCTTATCAGAATTATCAAGAACTATTTCAGAAGATGGTGAGCGGACAGGCTTTTCTATCGCAGTTACTGAAGATAAAACTGTGAAGACTGTTGAAATGGATAAAGAAGATTTAATGAGAACTAGGAATCCTATTGATGTTGAATCACTAAATGGTGATATCACCGAACAAGAAGCTACAGGAGTACTAACTGTTCGGAAGCCTGATTTATTAGGAAACAGTAAATGGCAGTTTAAATTCCTTGGGAAAACAATCAATGCAGATATTGAGGATGAGAATTTTTTGAAAAAAGTAAAGGAAAAAGAGATTAGCTTTCCACTAGTATCAAAATTGAATGCGAAAATGCGAGTAAGATTAAAGAATGGAGATCCAATCAGTTATACAGTTATTGAGGTAAAAAGTTACGAATAATGCATTTTGTCCCCTAGTGGACAAGAATTCCGTGGTAAACTAATATTATAAGAAATTATGTCAAGACAGAGGTCTTGGCTTTTTTTATGCAAGAAAGGTGTTCTGACGAGGAGAGAAAAATGGTTGACCGTGTAAAACGGTTTATGGTTAAATAAAATTAAGAAAAGGTAGTCGTATAGGGGTAATTACACTTTGATGTATGCTTATCTTTTTATGATATGCACTGAGGAAACCTCCGTTCGAATCGGAGCGCCTTTTCGATTTGTTAAAAAATATCAGTTTAAGTTTTAAACGCTATCTAAGCATCTTGTTATTTCAAGGTGCTTTTTTTGTACCTAAATAGAAAGGAGGAATTCTATGGCTAAACTGACTGAAAAGCAAAAGCTTTTTTGTGAGAAATATTTGATAACGATGAACGCAGTGGATGCTTATTTGGAAGTTTATAAGAATTGCAAGAGCCGAGATAATGCATCAAAGCATGCATCCAGGTTATTAGCTTTACCGCATATCAGAGAATATGTGGATGAGTGTCTTGAGAAAGCGCACAGTAACAATGTGGCAGATGTTCAAGAAGTCATGGAATACCTCACAAAAGTAATGCGACGAGAAATGAAGGAATCTGTTGTTGTAACGTTGACAAAAGAACATTCAGAGTATGTAGATACCGGTGATGGAAAGCCGAGAAAGAAAACAGTCAAAGAAGAGGTGCCTCAAATCGTTGAGATTCCTGCAAAGCTTTCTGATGCAAATAAAGCTGCGGAATTACTTGGAAAAAGATATTCATTGTTTACGGATAAAGTTCAAGCAGAAATCGTAGTTCCTAAGTTCGAAGGAGAGGATGAGCTTGAAGACTAAATCTATCAAGTTACCTAAAATAGTTGGAAAAGGATATAAATCCTATTGGAACTTTAGAGGACGTTACGCAGCATGTAAAGGTTCCCGTGCTTCTAAAAAGTCAAAAACAACTGCATTGCGAATTATCTACAACATGATGAAATACGATAAATCGAATACGTTAGTTGTTCGTAAGACGTATCGAACCCTTAAAGATTCGTGCTTCACGGATTTAAAATGGGCAACAAGAAGATTAGAGGTTGAACACTTATGGGAATTTAAATATTCTCCTTTAGAAGCAACTTATCTTCCAACTGGGCAAAAGATTCTCTTTAGAGGGCTTGATGATCCGTTAAAAATAACATCCATTACTGTAGATTATGGGTTTCTATGTTGGGTATGGCTCGAAGAAGCTTATGAGATAACAAGCGAAAAAGACTTTGATACATTGGATGAGTCGATTCGTGGTGAGTTGCCGCCTTATCTTTGGAAACAGTGGATGATTACATTCAACCCATGGAATGAACACCACTGGCTTAAAAAAAGATTCTTTGATGCCAAGGATGACCCTGATATATTAGCCATCACAACCAATTATAAGTGTAATGAATGGCTAGATGAAGCCGATTTAAGATTGTTCGATAACATGAAGAAGAAAAATCCTAGGCGATATCAAGTTGCTGGTCTTGGAAATTGGGGTATTGTTGATGGATTGGTTTATGAGAATTGGAAAGAAGAAAAATTTACACTAGATCAAGTCATCAACTGTGATTCTGTAAATGGTATTGACTTTGGGTATACAAATGACCCTGCTGCGGTTTTTATAGGTTTTATCGACACAAAACATAAGAAACTTTATGTTTGGGATGAAATTTATAAAAAAGGTCTTTCAAATAAAAAGCTATATGAGGAGATTGAAAGCCTACATTATCAAAAGAAGTCTTTTACAGCAGATTGTGCAGAACCTAAGTCGATTGATGAGCTTAGAGGGTATGGACTTCGTGTTGAAAAGTCACAAAAGGGAAAGGATTCCATCACACATGGAATTCAGTATATTCAAGATTTTGAAATTATCATTCATCCAAGATGTGTTAATTTCATAACTGAAATAGGAAACTACACATGGGATGAAGACAGATTAGGAAATAAAATAAATCGTCCAATTGATGATTTCAACCACTTAATGGACTCGATGCGTTATGCAGTTGAAAAATATGCATTTGGTCGAGTTAAAGTAAGGACATTTAAAGGAGGCATTTAATGAACGCATACATTATTAAACCGGATACGATATTTAAATTATCTGACGACAAAGACATCCTTAACATCGAAGTGTTGAATGGATTGATAACAAAGCATAAATCATTAATCACAGACAGATATAAAAAGCTATATGATGCCTATATTGGAGATTATCCAATCTTGCATCAAGCCAACAAAGAAGCCTATAAACCCGATAACCGTGTGGTGGTCAACTTTGCGAAATACATTGTTGATACATTCAACGGTTTTTTTATTGGCGTTCCGATCAAAGTGTCATCTAAGAAAAAAGAAATTGATGATTATATCAACTTGCTAGATAAATACAATGATCAGGACGACAACAATGCAGAACTATCTAAGATTTGTAGTGTTTTTGGAAAAGGATATGAATTGTATTTCAATGACGATTATGGAAATCTAGGAATTACCTATTTAGATCCAAGAGAAGGCTTCATGATTTATGATGAATCAACAGTTCAGAAACCTAGATATTTCGTAACATATCAGATTGTAGACGAGGTTATGCGTGGGTATATCTATGACAAAACATATAAGTATGAGTTCAACGATAAAGGCGGTATTCATATATTTAATGGCGTAGAGCATGGATTCAACGATATTCCGGCCACTGAATTTATTGAAAACGAAGAACGTATGTCTATTTTTGAATCAACATACAGTTTGATCAATGCCTATAACAAAGCAATGTCAGAAAAAGCAAATGATGTTGATTATTTCGCAGATGCCTATTTAAAAATCTTGGGTCCTAAATTAGAAGAGTCAGATTTGGTACACATCCGTGATAATCGAACAATTAACTTTGAGTCAATGGATGGAAGTGGAGATGGAATTGTAGTTGATTTCATGTCAAAGCCAAATGCAGATGCAACACAGGAAAATCTGATTAACAGATTAGAGCGTTTAATCTTCCAAAACTCAATGGTGGCCAATATCAATGACGAGAACTTTGGAACGTCATCAGGTATTGCGTTGAGATATAAACTTCTTTCGATGTCAAACCTGGCAAAAGCGAAAGAGCGAAAGTTCACGTCTGGAATGAATCGTAGATATCGAGTCTTATTTAGTAACGCGATCACACATCGTTCTGAGAATGACTGGCTCGAGGTTGAATACAAGTTTACACAAAATTATCCTGCAAACTTATTAGAAGAAGCACAGACTGCTGCACAATTATCAGGAATCGTGTCTCACGAAACCCAGTTGTCGTTTATCTCGGCAGTTGAGGATACAAATGCCGAAATGGAACGTATCAAAAAGGAAGATGAGAATGATATGGTAGAAACTGAAAACCGAATCTTCCAGAATAACGAGGATTCACAAAACGATGAGCAGTAGTACATATTGGCGAGATCGTGAGCTTGAATGGAAAAAGAAACGCTTAAAAGATGAAAAGCAATATGCGGATGAGATACAAGAAATATATGCAAATATGATGGATTCGGTTGAAAAGGAAATCGAATCCTTTTTTAGTCGCTATGCAAATAAAGAAAACATCACTATGGCAGAAGCTAAAAAAAGAGTTTCAAACATAGATATCAAAGCATTTCAAAGAAAAGCTAAGAAGTATGTAAAGGAAAAGAACTTTTCAGATGAAGCCAATGAACAGATGAGACTTTATAATCTTGCAATGAAAGTCAATCGTCTAGAACTTTTAAAAGCAAACATTGGATTAGAGCTTGTGGCAGGCCATGATGAATTGAAATCGTATACTGGTGATAAACTAGAAGGAGCCTATTTAGAAGAGATCAAGCGTAATGCATCTATCTTAGGTGATACAGTGATTGACAATGCGAAGATGGCCAAAACAGTAGCAGATTCATCTTTTAAGAATGCAACCTTTTCAGAACGAATTTGGGTAAATCAAGACCAGCTAAAAAACAGTTTATCCAGTGTTCTATCCAATGCATTGATTCAAGGTAAGAATCCTAGAGAATTCATTCCGCTCATTCGTAAAAAGTTTGATGTATCAAGATGCAATGCAGAAAGATTGTTACGAACAGAAATAGCACGAGTGCAAACACAAGCACAGGCAGAATCTTATGAAGCGAACGGAATAGATGAGTATGAATATATTGCGTGTGGCTTAAAAGATGTATGTCCATTATGTAAAGAAATGGATGGTAAAACATTCAAGCTTAAAGACATGGAAATAGGTGAGAACGCTCCACCTATGCATCCAAATTGTCACTGTGCAACTGCACCACATTCAGACCGCAAAGAGTATGAAAAATGGCTAAATGGATTAGCAAATGGAGGACACGATCTAAGGCTTGATGAGTGGAAAGAACTAGAGGCTAAAACAAATAACTCTGGTGCATTAAATGGTGCTTGGAATAACGAAAATGACCCAAACTATAAAAAAAGAGACGAGATTGCAAAAGCACTGTACGCTCAAATTACAAATAGAAAAAAATCTTATGAAATAAAACAAGTAGCTAAAAATTCAGGTTTTACAGAGGAAGAGGTAAGTAATATATATGAACATGTGTTTATTCGCAAACATAAATTTAGAAGTGGAGAAATAAAAAAGTTTGACCCTGACTATTATATGGCACATTCTTGGCTTAGACTTAGACAGGGAAAGGATATTCAAAAACACGATATAACAATGTTAAATCATGAATTAGCTGAAGAGAAAGAAATGCAAGATAGCCTCGATGTTATATATGAAGATAGTCATGAAAGAGTCCAAAAAATATATAATTATCAAAAAGAATTGCTTGAGTATCTTAAGGACCATGATGTATAATTTCATATAGAAAGAGGTGGTAAAATGATTACATTTGAGCTATTAGAATATAAAAATGGCAGATATGTGTATTTGTTTTCACCTGACATAGACCCAAACGCAAAAGGAAAAGTTGCGATATACGATGACGGGAATCGCGAAGTGTTAGAACAGTCATCCGTTGATGTTAAGCAGTATTATGCAGGCCATGCTCTATGGGGCATTTCAGCAGGAGAAAAGGCAGGCACTGTTGCTTGGTGCTAAAGATTTTAACTTTAAAACACAGGTCACTCAAATGAGTGGCCTTTTATTATGCAAAGGAGTGATACTATGTGATAAAAATTAAGATTAAACAGACAGAAAGTGATTGCCTGATTGAAGTACATGGCCATGCTCGTTACGCTCCGATAGGAAAGGATATCGTCTGCAGCGCTATCTCAGTACTATTTTTGACATTGGCCAATTCAATCGACGAAACATCCGATGCACTTTGCAGATATTACGAACCTGATAAAGATAGCAAGACGTTGTATATCTCAGGTTTGGACCTTGCTGGAGAGCTAGCAATTAATTTCTTCAGAATAGGCTGCAAAGGCACAGAAGAAGCATATCCTGAATGTGTGGAACTGAAAGATGTGTAATCACAAATATTTGGAGCGTGTCGAAAGACAATATTATGATCAATGGCTAGAATGCATCGTTGAAGTACGTAATCAACGGTGCATTTTTTGTGGAAAAGCCAAGGCTTATAAAGTCTACATATCCACACTACCAAACAAGACCAAGCATTCACGTCGTTAAACTGTATGGGTTATAGGCCAAGCATTTATGCCTTAAAAAGATATGGGAAATTGACAAGCAAAGTCAGAAAAATAGGAGGAAATATATATATGAAAAAATTCAATGACAGACTACCTTTTTGCTTACAACTTTTTGCGGATGAAACTTCAGGTGAGAATGAGAGTACAGGAACAGAAAACACTCAATCAACTGAAGGGCAAGACAACCAAGAAAAAGACAAATCATCTGAAAAGAAATATTCAGATAAAGATTTGGATGCGATTCTTGATAAAAGGTTTGCACGTTGGAAAGCTGATCAAGAAAAAGAAAAAGCAGAAGCTAAGCGCTTAGCCGACATGAACGCACAAGAACGAGCAGAAGCAGAACGTGACAAAGTTAAAAAAGAGTTGGATGAATTGAAAGCAAAAAATGCGATTGCAGAAATGACAAATGAAGCACGCAAAATGTGCACAGAGCACAATATTAACGTTGGTGATGACCTTTTATCTGTTCTAGTTAATCAAGATGCAGATAAAACAAAGAAAGCGGTTGATGCATTCGTTAAGATGTTTGAACAAGAAGTAGAAAAAGCAGTTAAAGAAAAACTAAAAGGCAACGGTCCTAAACGTGGTGGTTCAAACAAAGGGGTAACTCGTGAATCAATCTTGAATATCACTGATCCAATGGAAAGACAACGCATGATTGCGGAAAATATGGATTTATTCCAGTAATAGAAAAAGGAGAACTAACATATGAAAAAAATTTATAAAGGTATGAACTTGCAAATGTTTGCAGCACCTACAGGATTAACAGGAGCAGATAACATCCAGGTTAGAGCACATGAAATTGATTTTGTTACTAGTTTTGGAAAGAACATTCAAGCTTTATTGGATATTTTAGGAATCATTCGCCCAATTCGTAAAGCAAATGGTTCTGTTTTAAAAACAAAGAAAGTAACAGGAACATTAAAGGATGGAAAGGTAGCAGAAGGTGAATCTATTCCATTAAGCGAATACAAAGTTGAAGAAGAAGTGTTCGATACAATTCGAATCGAAAAATTCCGTAAAGCCGTATCTATTGAAGCAATTGCAGAAAAAGGTTTTGAAGCTGCAGTATCTGATACAGATGAACAATTCCGTATTGATTTACAAGATAACATCACTGATCGCTTATATAAACAGTTGAATTCAGGTAGCTTAGCAGGACATGAAGCTACTTGGCAAATGGCAATCGCAATGGCAATCGGTAATGTTAAACACAAATTCCAACAGATGAAGCGAAATACTACTGGTATTGCCGTATTCGTCAACACATTGGATGCTTACCGTTATTTAGGAGAAGCTAATGTATCTATGCAGACTGCATTCGGTTTAACATACATTAAAAGCTTCTTAGGAGCAGATATTGTATTCTTAACAGACCGAGTTGCAGAAAAAACAGTAGTGGCCACTCCAATGAACAACATCATTGCATATTATGTAGATCCAAGTGATTCTGAATTTGTAAAAGCAGGACTTTCATATACTACTGACAGTACTACTGGTTTCTTAGGATTCCATGTAGAAGGAAACTATGATCGTGCTATTTCTGATATGTTCGCTATCATGGGATTACGTTTAATGTGTGAATACCAAGATGCAATTGCACACTTTGCAGTAGGTGATGCCGATACTCAAACATTGCGTAATTTAAGATTGACTGCTTCTAAAGGTGAAGAAACAGGAACTACAAAAGTAGCGGTTGCAGAACAGTTACAATCTATGAATAACAAATTCAAATATAAGGTAGGAGCTTCTGAAGAAACAGTGGCATATGGTGCAGATGTAAAATCTTGGAAGAACTTCGAAGAAGGAGCAGATATCAAAGCAGCAGAAACTAATCATTGTACAGTAGTTGAATGTGACAAAAACTACAAAGCAGTATCAAAAGGCGATGTAGTTGTTGATTTAAAGGCATAGGTGATTGATTATGTCGACAACAACCGTATTAAGTGACGTTAAGCTGCTTCTTGGCTTGCAAAGTGATGATGAAAAGCTAGATACCATTGTAAGACTTACGGAAAGTCGACTTAAGGCGCTTCTAAGCGTAAAAATCATACCGGATGAACTAGAATATATCATTACAGAAGTGTCCATCAAACGCTTTAATAGGATTGGTTCTGAAGGTGTTCAAACACATTCAGTTGAAGGGGAGTCAATGTCATTTAATGATGATGACTTCTCTTCTTTCTCTTCTGAGATTCAATCTTGGAGAGATGAGCAAGCCAATCAAAATAAAGGGAAGGTTCGGTTTTTATGAGGTACGATAAACCTATTTACTTTCGAAGATTTGTGCAAGGCTCTTATAACGAGAATACAGGCAACTATGAAGATGATTCGATTGTAGAAGAAATGGTAATGGCTTCCGTAATGGACACAAGAACGGAAACTATGATGCAAGTATACGGACAAATTAAACAAGGAAGTCTTACTTGTCATATTCAGAATATCTATGAAAAACCTTTTGATCATATTCGAATCGGTAAAAAGAAATACAAAGTTGATTACTCACGTAGGCTCCGAACAAAGGAGTCTTTTATTCTGTCTGAGGTGAAATAAATGGCAAAAGTTGAAATAAGAGGATTAGACAAACTGCAGAAGAAACTCAAAAAGAATTGTTCTTTGGAAGATGTGAAAACAGTCGTCAAACAAAATGGTATTGAATTGCAAAGTAAAACTGTCAGCAATGCAGTGTTTACAAAAGGGTATTCAACAGGAGCAACCAAAAGAAGTATCAGAGGTGAAACACGTGATGGTGGATTCACATATGCAGAAGGGCCAACAACACATTATGCACCTTATGTTGAATTTGGAACACGTTTCATGGATGCACAACCATTTGTTAGGCCTGCGTTCAAACAACAAGTGCCAATGTTCAAGTCAGATATGAAAAAGCTAGTTAAGTAGGTGATGATATGGATTCTCAGCAGGAATTATTTAGTACATTACTAGTGCAATTAAAAAAAGAGTTAAAAAGCAAAGGAGTTAGCGTATATGATACGTTCCTTCCATGTGAAGGGACACCATATCCGTATGTATACATTGGTTCAAGTCAACTAGTGGACGATTATGGAAATAAAGCAATGATTCTAGGCAATATCACGCAAGTTGTGGATGTATGGCACAACAATCCTAGGAAGCGTGGAGAATTGTCTGAAATCATGCAAATCATTAAGAAAGTGGCTAGACAAATTAACCACACAAACAATTTTGCTTTTATGATCCAAAATATCAACCAACGGATATTGTCGGATTCAAGTACAGGAGCACCATTGATGCATGGTGTTCTAGAGTTGGATTTCAAGATTACAGGAGGAAGAAAATAATGAAATTTGATTTACAAATGTTCGCAGATAAAGTAATTGAAGCGGTAAATGGTAAGCAGCTTATTTATCTTTTCAGAGTTGCAAAAGATTCAAAGAAAGAAAATGCTAGTGCAATTGCTTTCCCAACAGAAAACGAACGAAACGTTACAAAAGATGCAGATACAACTGCTACAAAAGATGGAACTATTCGTACACCATCGGTGGCAGAAATTGAAATCACATCGACATCTATTATGCCAAAAGGTGATGCAATCATTGATAAATTAGAAAAGGCTATGTTGGCAGATGAATTAGTCGAATGTTGGGAAGTAAACCTAGCGGAAGAAGGAACTGAAACAAATGTCGGTAAGTTTAAAGCCAAATACTACCAAGGATATTTAACAGAATGCTCGATTTCATCTGAAGCAGAAGGCTCTGTGGAAGTTGATTTAACGTTTGGAGCAAATGGAAATGGTGCAGATGGATATGCATCAGTAACTAAAGAACAACAGGAAATCGCATCTTACGTTTACAAAGATGTAACTAAAGAAACAGAAAGCGTATAGAACATATGGGGGCAGAAATTGCCCCTTTTATATTTGTATTTAGAAAGTGAGGACTTTGAATGAGTAAATACATGGAAATTGAAGTGAATGGAGAAATTTATAAACTAGTAGCAGGATTTGGGTTCTTGCACGAGGTAAACAAAAAAGTAACTGTAGATGTACCTAATACAGGCAAGAAAAAAGAAGTAGGCTTGAAATTTATGGTTGCAAGCATCATTGACGGTGATATTGATGCATTAGCAGATTGCATTTTCTACATGAATGTAGGGCAAACACCAAGATTAAAGAAAGCGGATGTCGAAAATTATCTAGAAGACGTTGATGATATCGAAAAAGTTTTTGAGGATGTAATCAATTTTTTATCTCAAGCGAATGCGTGCAAGAAAGAAGTGAAGCCACTGATGATCACGCAGGAAGCAGAGAAGAAGTAGAAGAAACATTCAATGAATTTTATGAACGTGTCGCTATGACTTGTTTTAGGTATCTAGGATTCAAAAACTTGGATCAGGTAGATAATATTACTCCTTACGAATATCGTCTTTTGATGAAGTCTAAAGAACTTGAAATGGTGGATGAAGAATACAAGATTCATTTACAAGCGTATCTGAATATGTCTGCACAAGCTAAAAAAAGAGCAGGCAAAAAGGTGAAACCAGTGTATACAACTTTCAACAAATTTTACAACTACCAAAAATCATTAGACAGAGTTATGGGCATTAAGAAAAAAAGCAAGTTTGATGGTTTAGCGCAGTTCATAAAAGAACAAAAGAAGGAGGGATAACAATGGCAGAAAGTTTTAGCGTTGAGGCTATATTGTCGGCAACCGATAAAAACATGACCTCAACAATGAAAAAAGCTTTAGGAGCGTGTGAATCATTTGGCGATAGAGTTAAATCTATTGTGGCTGGCGTTGGAATCACCAAAGTAATAGGCGCTTCTATGAACGTTTTAAGTTCCTCGTTAGATGGGGCAATTAACAGATTCGATACCATGCAATCCTATCCAAAAGTTATGAAGTCTTTGGGGTTCTCAGTTGAGCAATCTCAAAAGAGTGTTGCGAAATTAAATCAATCAGTACAAGGCTTACCAACGAGTTTGGCGGATGTAGTAACAACATCTAAGTCATTGGCTGCCGTTACAGGTAATATTGATAAGGCAACTGATACTACAATCGCATTGAACCATGCGTTTTTAGCAAGTGGATCTAGTTCCGAAGATGCGTCACGTGGCTTACAACAGTATTCACAGATGCTCGCTAAAGGGTCAGTAGATATGCAATCATGGCGAACACTGCAGGAAACAATGGCACCTGCATTGACTAAAGTATCTAAGAAACTAGGTATTGCGAGTGGAGATGCAAATGAATTATATGAGGCCTTAAAGAATGGAACGATTACATTCGACCAATTCAATGATGCAATGATTGAATGTGATACTGAAACAGGTGGATTTGCAGAAACTGCATTAGAAGCTTCTAAAGGTGTTAAAACATCCATGACTAACATCAAGAGTGCGGTACAGAACCTTGAACAAGGATTCATGTCTGCAATGAATAACATGTTGAAATCAAAAGCTATGGGTGGATTAGTTGACAATCTCGAAAAGATTAAATCTAAAATCTACGATTTCAGAAATTCAATCATGGAAACTAAGGACGATGGATTAACATGGGATTTTAAACCAGGAGTCATGGAGAATGTATCAAAAGCTATGGATTGGCTAGCAGACAGGGCAAACAATGCTAAAGCTATGGTCCAACAATTCTATGATGGATTCATGAAAACGGATGCAGTGCAAAATGCAATCACAATGTTCGATAAAATCAAAGATGCTATCGGAAATGTAATGGATAAATTACAGGATAGCAAAGTCTTTGAACAGTTAGGACAAGATATTGGAAATATCATTGCAAAAGTATCAGAAGTAACAGGAAAAATTGCAGACTTTGTAGCAAATCTGAAAACGGAAGATGTTAAGAAGTTTGCAGGTGCAGTCAAATTATTGGCAGGAGCATTTGTTGGAATTAAAGTTGGAAGCAAAGTATCTAGTATGATTGGTGGAGTTGTTGGCTCTGCAAAGAGTGGCTATTCAAAGCTAAAATCAATCATGGATAAAATCAAAGGCATTGGAGGTACAGAAGGTGCTCCAACATCTAGCCCATCTTCAAGTGGTGTACCTGATATTGGAAATGCAAGTATACAAACTGCACAAAAAACATCTAAAGCAGCGCAGATTATTAATTCTGCATTTGAAGGGATTTCAAATGTTATTACTTCGGTATGTGAAGGAGCAAAAGGAATCATCACAGGTCTAGGAGAAGCTATTAGTACTGCTTTTCAAGGTATCGGACAAGGCATTAAGTCTGCATTAGAAGGAGTCGGTACTGTCATTGAATCGTTTGGTACTGCAATTAGTACAGTAGCACAAGGCATTGGACAAGGTTTAGCAACTGCATTTACAGGTTTAGGAACTGCAATTGCAATGGTACCACCTACTACATGGCTTGCGTTAGCAGCAGCTATTCTTGCAACTGGTGCTGCTATGGCATTGGTTGGCTCTCAAGGTGAAGGCTTACAAATGGTTCTTCAGGGAGTTGCAGATGTTGTATCGGCGTGTGGCCCAGTTATTAAAGATGTTTTTGAAGGAATTTCAGATGTGATCAAATCATTTGGTGAAACAGTAAGTGGAATCTTAAACTCAGTATCTGGAGTGATTAAATCTATTGGACAGTCTGCATTAAATGCAGGTAAAGGTTTCAAACAACTAGCAAATGGAATCAAGATTATTACGAGCCTTAACTTAATTGATATGGGAGCTAGTCTAGGAGCGGTAGCAGTAGGAATTGGAGCTATTGCAACTGCATCAAGTGGAATGGGCGATATTGGCGCTCAAATGATGGCATTAGCAACCGCATTAACAATGATCGTATCAACTCAAGCAGGTATTGAATCATTATCGGCAACAATTCCATCATTATCAGATGCTTTAAGCTCATTAAGCGGAATTTCAGAACCATTAACAGTTGCAAGTGGAGCTATGACTGCATTTGCAGGAGCTGTTGCACCAGTTGCAAGTTCAGTAATGGCTACTGCAACAAGTTTATCCATGCTAGTAGCAGTGGCTTCAACAATCAGTGGAGCTTTCTCAAGTGCTTCTAGTACAACAGTGGCTTCTATTAACGCGATTATCGTAGCTATGACAAATGCAGAAGCAAAAGCTACTACTTCAGGAACTGCAATGGGAACTAACTTTACTAAAGGGTTAGGTAGTGGTCTTAAAACAGGAGTATCAGTTGCAAAAAGTTCTTGTCAATCAATTATATCTGCATTTAATTCATGTCAATCACGAGCAGAATACTGTGGTCGTATGATTGGTCAAGGATTGGCAAATGGTTTAAGAGCTAGTGAAGGTTCTGTTAGAGCTGCGGCCGCTAGTTTAGCGTCTGCGGCAGATGCGGCAATTCGTGCAAAAGCTAAGATTGGCTCACCATCTAAAATTGCAGATAAAGATGGTATGTGGTGGGGTAAAGGATATCGCAATGGTATTTTAGGAATGGTTCCTCAGGTTAAAAAGGCTGCGGAGAAGTTGTTATACCTTCCACTAATGAGCGCTCCTAAAATGGCTTTTGGAGGCATTGTGAGCGACTTGAACACAGAATACGACTACACAAACAATGCTGAATTAACCATTGAAACACCACTTTATATCAATGATAGAGAATTCGCACGTGCAACATATAGAGCAAATCAGAGTGAGTTTGATAAACATTCTAAATTCAATGAAAGATTGCGAGGTAACAGATAATGTATGCATTTGTAGATACAGTAAACAGTGGCATTGTCGGTACTAACCTACCGACAGAAGCCATGTCATATAATGGCGTATATTTAGAAAATGAAATAGATGGATATCGTACACTTTCTGTAACAGGACGTGAGTTGATGGAATCAGAAGTAACACATACTGAAATTGATGGAATGGATGGCTCTTATTACAGATATAAAACTACGCCTGCAAGAACGATTACTGTTAAATATCAATTGAGAGCTAGAGGTAGCAGAGAATATCGAGAAGCTTACAACAAGATGAATAAATTGTTGAGCGGTGAGCAAGTAAAAGTCATTTTTAACGATGAAAGCGATAAGTATTTTATTGGAACAAAGACTTCAAATACACAGGTTGATGGCGGAAGCAACAACGTGATTGGTGAGATTGAAATCTATTGCTCAGACCCTAGGAAATATTCAACCACAGAAAAAGAGTTTACTGCTACTGATGGAGTGTTGAATATTGTTAATGAAGGAACTGTACCAGTTAGTATTGATTATGATGTTCAGACAACATCTGAAACAGGATATATTGGATTGGTATCAGAAGAAGGAATTATGCAATATGGAAAAGTTGAAGAGTTGGATGGAGAAAGTTATGAAAAATCTGAATGGCTTGCTTCAATTAAAGACTTCTACAATTGCAACGATGATATTGGCGGTACTGATGTAATGCATCCAAGTTATGGAACAAATGGAACATTAATCGAACATACATGGTTTGGTAATAAATTTATTGGATTAGGCTCTGCTGGAACAAAAAAAGGAAATGCAAATGGCGGATTAAGAACACTTGTATTACCTGCAGATTCAAGCGGAGATACTAGTGGTGCTAAAAACTTCTATTGTTGGTTTCATTTGTGCTTTTATGCCGGATTAATGGGCCAGACTGGTGAGATGTGTATAAACTTCTTGACTGCAGATGATAAATTGATTTGTGGATGTAATTGGTACAAGACAGATGCAATCGGTAACACTGGCCATTATGAAATATTGGCAAATGGTAAGGTATTGAAAAATTGGGAATTTACAACATCACATTTACAAGCTCAGAATCCTTTTTATTACAAATGGGGAAGTTGCGATGTTTTAAAAGAAGGAGCGAACATTAGATTCTTCTTCTGGGCAAGATACTACAACTTCTACATTCCTGAGATTGAAAATATGAAGTGCGCAAAGATTCAAATTGCGGTTAAACAATGGGGTGATAGAGGTGGCAATAAGTTCATGTCTATGATTGGATTTGATGTCATCGACTTTGAAAAGATGAATGTCGAAAAATGGAAAGATATTCCTAATAGGTATCCAAATGGTACTAATATTACGATTGATGGTAAGTCATCTCATGTATATGTAAATGGAATGGCTAGACCAGAAGATGAGGTGTTAGGTACTCAGTATTTTAAAGCACCAGTAGGAACATCAGAAGTTAAAGTTACGTGTTCTGAATGGACGAAATCTCAACCGATTGTTAAAGCTAAAATAAGGGAGGCATGGTTATAATGGAACAAATAAGAATTGCAATATTAAATCCTTACAATAAGGTTCTAGCGTTTCTAGATAACACTGTGCCTAATGCAATGCATTACTTTGATGAGATTTTGCATACATACTTGAAAGGCTCATCATATACATTTGAATTTACTACAATGACTGCGCATGATGATGCAGTCTTTTTAGTTGAAGGAAATAAATTGAGTTTTAAACGCAAAGGTAAAGACTACCATTTAACGATCATGAGCGTTGAAAAAGGTGGTGACACAACAACTGTTACCGCCTATGGTCTTTGCTTAGAATTAACGAATGAATATGTAGGCGAATATAAAGCTCCTAGAGCTATGTCATTTGTAGAATATATCAATGCATACGGATTTGAGCAATCTTTCGTGATTGGCAAGAATGAAGTATCGAATAAGAAGATTACTCATGAATGGACAGGCACAGATACAGTGCTTGCAAGATTATATTCAATCGCAAATGTATTTGATGCAGAATTAGAGTTTGTTACCGAATTAAATGATGATTATTCATTGAAGAATGTTGTGTTGAATATTTATCGTGCTCATTCAGATTCAGTTCAAGGAATCGGAAATGATAAACGCAGCACGATATTAAGATATCCAAATGATGTGTATGGAATCACGAAAACAAGTGATATTACTGAATTGTATACGGCAATCAGACCTACAGGAACAAATGGATTGCAATTGAACTCAATCAGTGGCCGAACTGTTAGGGATTCAAATGGTAATGTTCTTTATAAAGTTAACGGAAACAATATACTAGCACCTCAAGCTAGAGACAGATTCCCTTCAACACTAATCACAAATCATTCAAACGATATGTACGCAGTGCAAATTTGGTCTTATGAAACTGAAAACGTTGAGACATTATACGGTCAAGCTTTAGTTCAATTGAAAAAGAATTGTGTGCCTAAAGTTACTTATGATGTGGATACATACATTGATGCAGATATCGGTGATACGTTCACAATCGAAGATGCAGAGTATAGTCCTACATTGTATTTAGAGGCACGAATCACAGAACAAGAGATTTGTTTTACAGATACAGAAAAGTGCAAGACAATCTTTGATAACTTTGAAGAAAAACAATCACAGATTAGTTCGGCTTTGATTAGTGAAATGAACAAGATGATTGAATTGAAAAAAGTTTATGAGGGTTCAATCGTATCAACGAATGGAGTTCTGTTTAAGACAGATTCAGATTCAACTAAGCTTACCGCATTAGTTAAAAATGATGGTGTTGATATTACATCTAAGTATTCAATTGTTTGGTATAAAGATGATAAGCAAATCTCAATGAATCAAACTATTACAGTCAATGCCTCAGACTTCACAGAAAAGGCCGTATACAGATTTAAAGCAATGAGTGGTGAAATACTAAAAGCAACTGCAGAAGTTACTGTAATGCGACTACAAGATGGTCAGAGTGGAACGAGTGCATATGTGCATATTGCGTATGCTAACAGTTCAGATGGTCGTGCTGATTTTAGTTTGACAGATTCAAATCGTAAATTTATTGGTCAGTATTCAGATTCAAAACAGTATGGTTCTGATGATCCAACAAAATACAGATGGAGCGCAATTAAGGGCGAAGATGGTCAGTCATTTGTGAGTGCCGAGGAACAGTTCTATTATTCAACATCACAAACCGAATTAATCGGTGGTGAGTGGTTCGTTGGCAATGTGGTTTATCAGTCAGATAAATTCCTTTGGAAAAGATGGAAGTGTACGTATGCAAATCCGAGTGAAATTAAGTACACGAAAGCTATATTTGATAATACCTGGAATGAAATTGATGCAAAAATCGGTGAGATTCATACTCAAGTATCGGAAGCTAACAATCAATCTAAAGAAGCAGTTGATAAAGCGACACAAGCTCAAACGGATGCAAGTAAAGCCAATCAATTAGCTAATACTGCTAACACTCAATCAAGTGAAGCTAAACAATTAGCACAAGATGCAAATGCAAGTACAGGCAAAGCTCAACAACAAATTGATGCAATTAAAGGTGATATTACTGATTCAAAGAAACAAATTCAAAGTGCAGTTGATAAGGCAAATGCAAATGCAAATGAAATCAATACAGTTAAAGAAACATACGCTACAAAAGTTGATTTGACTAACGAATCAAAATCAATCCATGCAGATGTAAGTACTGAGATTGAAAAGAAAGTCGGTGAATTGTCGACTACTGTATCAGAAACTTATGCTTCTAAGAGTGCATTGACCCAAATTGAAGGCTCTTTGAATACAAAGATTAAACAAAATGCCGATTCAATCACTACTCAAGCAAGTTCGATTGAAAAGCTGCAGTCTGATACAACTCAAGCTCAGAAAGATATTACTGATGCAACAAAGAAAGCAACGGATGCTCAAGCTCAAGCAGATAAAGCTTTAGACAATGCTCAAAGTGCTCAAACTTTAGCAGACCAAGCGAAGAAAAAAGCAGACAGTGCTCAAACTAATTTGGATAGTGCTAATAAAGAGTTGGCAGATGCAAAAGCTAATCTAGAATCAGTTACAGGTCGTGTGGATGCGAGTGAAAAAGAGATTAGTGATGCAAAGACTAGGCTATCAAAGGCAGAGTCAGATGTCACAAAAGCTCAGAAAGATGCAACTAATGCTCAAAACAATGCTCAAACTGCAATAAATAATGCTAAGACCGCACAATCAACTGCAGATACTGCTAAAGCTAATGCAGATAAAGCTCAAAAGGATTTGGCAGATTTAACGAATAAAGTTACTTCTAACACAACTGCAATTGAACAAAATGCAAATGCTATTAAATTACAAGCTACATCTGTTACAGAAATAAAAGGAATTGCGAGCAGTGCAAACAGTAATGCATCAAGTGCATTAAATAAAGCTAATAGTCTAACTGATAGAGCTAATAGTGGTGAGTTTAATGGTCGTGGTGTTAAAAGTACATCTGTTGAATACCAAGCTTCTACATCTGGAACTACCGTACCTACTGGAACGTGGTCTTCTACAATTCCATCTGTTGCTGCTGGTTCATATTTGTGGACTAAAACTACAACTAACTATACAAGTGGAAGTCCTACAATAGGATATTCTGTAGCTCGTATGGGTGTGAATGGTGCGACTGGTACTGGTGTAGCTAGTATGACTCAACAATATTACATGAGCGATTCAAAAACTACTCAAACTGGCAGCTCATGGGTTGAATCAATGCCAACGTGGTCATATGGTAAATATTTATGGACTAGATATAAAGTTGTTTACAAGAATCCTTCTTCAACGATTTATACAACACCAGTTTGTGATAGTTCATGGGAAGCAGTAAATGAAGAAAGCATCACTCGTCAATCTGCAATTGAGACTAAGGCAAATGAAATTACATCTAAGGTTTCTGAAACTTATGTATCAAATTCGGCGTTTGAACATTATCAAAATACTGTATCAAGTCAGTTTACTCAAACGAAAAAGGACTTCACATGGTCAATTAATCAATCAGTTAATGATGCAAAGAATGAGATGAGTGGTCAAATTAACGGTGTAAACGGTCGTGTTGATGAATTAAAGCAAACTACAGATAACGTAAACAATTACATGAGTTTTGATAACGATGGATTGACTTTAGGCAAATCAGGCAGTGCATTTAAAACTAAGATTACAAACCAAGAATGGTCAATTCAAAAGAATGGTGCAAAGGTAATGTATATAAACGATCAAACAATGTACATTACAGATGGTCAATTTACGCAATCTTTAAACATCGGTAACTTTGGATTTGTACCAAGAGCTAATGGCTCTTTGGACTTTAAAAAGATAAGGTAGGTGATTGAATGGCACAATTTAGTGGAAGCATAGGAATAGGCACAGGGCAGACAGATAAGTATTCGTTATTATTAGACGTTTCTGAGAAATCTTATTCAATTGAAAATAACACATCTCAAGTTGAATGGTGGGTTGGTATTCGTTCAAATACTGCATACCATAATCACTATGGGTTGTCGGAAACGTATGTAGTTAATATCAATGGCACTGTAGTACACAATGCAGTTCATACACCTACAGTTAACAGTGGAGCTACTGTATGGGTAGCAAGTGGAACAACTACTGTATCACACAATACAGATGGTTCTAAATCTATATCAGTCAGTGCATCATTTAACAATGCAGATAGAGGTACATATTTACCAACAACAGGCTCATGCAGTGGTAGTTTAAAGTTAACGACAATACCACGTGCAACTACTCCTTCTATTGATAAACCGAGTTTAGATTGTGGTAGTGCAATTAAGATTAGTGGTACAAGTGCATCAAGCAACTTTTCGCATAAAGTTTATGTAACTTGGAATGGAACAAAAACACAAATAGGAACAATAGCTAGTGGTACAACAACCCCTAGCTTTTCTTATACCATTCCGACAGATTGGGAAAAAAATATTCCTGATTCAACAAGTGGTATTGCTACATTTACATTAGAAACAATCAGTGGTTCAACTTCCGTTGGCTCAAAGTCAGTAAATGCAACTATCAAAGTTAGAAGTGGTGTCGTTCCTAGTATCGGAACTGTATCAATATCTGATACAAATTCAATTTGTGCAGGAATTGGACAATATGTTCAGAATCAATCGAAATTAAAATTCTCGATTGCTACAAGTGGTAATCAAGGCTCAACGATCACATCAGTATCGACTAAATTCAATGGCCAAACATACAGTGGTAGCACATTTACAACTCAAGCGATTCAAAACAGTGGTACGCTAACATACACAATCACAGTTACAGATTCACGTGGTCGTACTGCTACTAAGAGTGGTTCAATAAATGTAGTTGCATACAATCCACCTAGTCTTACAAATGTAAGTGCAAAGCGTGCTAACTCAGGCTATGTAGTAGATGAATCAAGTGGAACGTATGCGTTATTACATTTCAAAGTTGGTTTTACAAGTTTATCGAATAAGAATGTAACATCATTCTATATTCAGTATCGAGCAAGCGGTGCTAGTTCATGGACTAAGATTAATTCATGGGCTAATAACTACACTTTGGAACAAGATTACAAAGCAGGTAATTTATTTACCTCAACAACTACAACGTATGAAATTGCATTCGGTGTTAAAGATAAATTCATGAGCGATTACTCATGGCAAATAGTTACTGTAACTCCAACTTACACGCTGATTAATTTCGGCAAAGATGGCAAATCATTAACTTTTTTCGGTCAAGATGGTAACAGTGCGAATACTTTAACAATCAATGGTGATCTAGCAATTAATTCGGTCAAAGAAAACACATCATCTGCTAAGCTATTAGTTGCTAATGGCAGTACTGTTATGTATCGTGATTGGAATAAATTGGTAAACTCAATCAAAAGTGTAATGTATCCAGTAGGTTCAGTTTATATCACTTACAACAATGTCAACCCTGGCACATTCCTTGGTGGTACATGGGAAAGATTCGGGCAAGGTAGAACTTTGGTCGGAGAAGGTACTGGGAATGATGGTAGTACAAGTATGTCTTTTACTGCGAATTCTACAGGTGGTAAATATTACTCGGATGTTCTTAATAGCTCGGACAAAAAATATGGTTTAAGAAAGAACGACGGCCCGACATATTACACCGAACGTACTATTGTTCGTAGTTCTGATGTAGGAAATGGTAGCAGAGAACGTAGTGCAA